TTGAAAGAAGCGCGGGAAGCGGAAGAGTGGGATGTCATGCTTCCCTCCATAGCGGAGCACATGTTACGTGGGGAAGGGTTGCCAAATGCCTGACGAGACACCGCCAAAGAAGATTGAGCTGGTAGGGCCCGTCACAGACGGAGAACCCGTAACGACAAAAGCGGATTCTGATAAGAAAGCATTAAAAGAAGCCACGATTGTCACCGAAACCATCAATGCGTATGATACACGACGGCAGTTGCGCCGTCCGTATGAGGTGCAGTGGTATTTGAACGCGTCTGCGCTGCGGGGATTCCCCGATGTGCGATGGAACGCCGATCTGAGCCGATTAGAGGTCAAACGCGAGCCTGCCCACCGGAAACGGTTCAGAATTAACCATATTAAGCCGAAGTATGTGGCGCGTGTCGCCAAATACACCAGGATTCCACCGAATCCCACGGTGGTCCCTGCGACAACAGACCGAGAAGACATCTTCAATGCGAATGCCTCGCAAAAGGCTCTTCAGTATTACACCCGGAAGGCGGCGCTGCGCTCGAAGTGGGTGCAAGCCATGCAATGGGTGCCCCTGACCGGAAAAGCGTTCTGGTCGATACGCTGGGATGAAGATGCCATCTCACATGCTCCAACCAAGCTCGATTCAAAGCTTGAACCCATCACGGGCGAAGTCGAAGTCGAGTTTTGTTCGGCATTTGAAATACTGCCAGCAGATCCCGGCATTGATATGATGGCGAATCAGCCAGAAATCTTGCGAGTGCGCTTACAGCCCTGTGACGAGATTGAAAAGAAGTATGGCCTAGAGAAGGGAGCGATCCCCGCAGAATCAGGAGACATCGATCTCTTTTTCTACCAGCGTCAGATTGCCGATCTGGGCACACGGCAACAGGGGATGGCAAGTCGGAGTGCGGTTGATACCGACGACACGTTGCCGACGCATGCGCTGATGATTGAGCGATTTATTGCCCCCAATGCCAAATATGAGCATGGTTGTTACATCGTGGTCGCTGGACATAGACTGCTGCACAAGCAGGAATCGATTCCTGGAAACTTTACGCACCTGACACGGAATCCGTATCCCTTTGTGGAACTCTGCGATGACGCGGCCCCTGGGCAATACTGGCCTGATGCGTTTGTGGAACGCATGATTGGCTTGCAGTCGGAATACAACGAATATCGCTCGAAGATGGGCGAGAATCTCGCCATGCACTTCTTCCCGAAGCTCGTGGTGCCCAAGCAGTTGAACCTCTCAGACGATGCGTATACCTCCGAGGCGGGAGAACGCTTGAACGTGAATTGGATTCCGGGAATCCCTATGCCAATGTTCTTGCAGCCCGCGTCCGTCATTGGGGATGCGTGGAATATCCTCCAAATGATTCGGAAGGAGATGGACGATATCACCTTGATCTACCCATCCGCGATGGGCGGTGCAGGTGGTGCATCCTCAGGATTCCAGACCTCCTTGTTGCAGGAAGCCGCCGATCAAGTCCATGGTCCCACGATCCAACGGAATGCGATGGCGCTGGAGGAAGCCTATGTCAAAGTGCGGCACTTGATGAAGGAGTTCTACGACGTACCACGTATGGTCTCCATCGCAGGCAGGTCAAACATCCCGGAAATTTATGAATTTTCTCGGGCCACGATTGACGAGCATGCCGACATCAGTATCGAACCCGATACGATGATGCCGCAGCTGCGCACCGCCAGGATGGACCAAATTCGTCAGATGTTTACTGAAGGACTCTTTGGCCCGCCCCCAGATCCCAAAACACAGAAGCGTGTGCAGGACATGCTCCAGATGTCCTTTAGTGAATTCGAAATTGAGCGTGATCAGCGAGATCAGGAACAAGCCCAGCTCGAAAACATTACGATGTTGGAAAATGGGCGCTTGCCGAAACCCCAACCGTGGGAAAACCATCAACTCCATTGGGATGCGCACATTGACTTGTTCAAGTCCACGGAAACAGCATCATGGGAACATACCCAGTGGGCCATGAATGTCTTTCATACCTTAGTGCATCTGTGCTATATCAACCCGGATGACGCCAAAATGATGAGTCGTGAATTTGGGCTAGAACCGGCGATTATTGAAATGCTGTCCACGATTTTACCTGAGCCTTCTCTTGAACTGGAACCGCCAACCGACCTAGAAATTCCGCCGTTGTCGACGCAACCTGCCACAACGGTTATTAATAACGATCTACGAATCCCGGTGCGCTACACCGTGAAACGAAATCCTGACACGGGCCTGATTGAAGGTATTGAACCACAACCGGTCGGGCTGTCTTCTGAAGGAGAAACATCCTAATGGCTCTAAATCCAAAGCGATCTAACGCAGCCGTCGTCGCGGGTGGCGACGCCGTGTGCGCACTGTTAAACACAGGCTACATTCGTATTTACACGGGAACACAGCCCTCCACGGCAGATACTGCCCTGTCCGGGAATACCCTGTTGGCCGAATTGAGATTTGCGTCCACCGCATTTGGATCGTCGTCAAGTGGGGTCTCAACAGCTGGAGCGATTACGTCAGACTCAAGTGCCGATGCCACAGGGACGGCGACATGGTTTCGCACACTCAAATCGGATGGCTCATCAGTCGTGTTTGATGGCACGGTCGGCACATCCTCGGCAGATATGGTGTTGAATTCCGTCGCCATTAGCTCGGGGTCTGCGGTAAGCATCACCGCCTTTACGTATACCGAAAATAAGGGTTAAGAGCGTATGGCCTATAATCCCCCCTCAACACGATCATCAGGTGATGCGGTGACGGCAACGATTTGGAATGCCGATGTCGTTGCAAATCCAGTTGCCATTTATGCCGGAGCCGTCTCGATCGCAAGTCAAGCGACGGGGGATGTGATCGTCGCATCCAGCGCAACACAGCTAGGGCGCATTGCCCCAGGAACATCTGGAAATGTGCTCACCAGTTCAGGCTCTGCGTGGACATCGGCTGCCGCAGGCGGAAATGACTTTCTCCAAATTGAAGCGATGGTGGACTAACTAATGGCAAATGCGACAGCACTTATCCCGTTCAGCGGCAGCACTCAAGGGCAAGGTGTCAAGGTCGTCGCGACTTCGACGGCTGGGACACTGATCCACACGACCGGCACTAGCGCCACAATCATCGACCGTTTGTCGATCTGGGCCTACAACGGGCACTCGGCGGATGTCGTCTTGACGGTCGAGTTCGGCGGGGCCACGGTGCCTGACCAAAACATTGTGCAGACAATTACGGCCAAAACTGGGCATACACTTGTCGTGGACGGCCAGATTCTCTTGGGCAATGGAAGCGCCGCCCTCACGGTCAGGGCCTTCGCCGTGACGGGGAATGTGATCGTCCTATCTGGCTATGTGATGAGAGTGACCCCATGAAGTCGGGGATAAGTGCGAACCAACTTTGGACGCAACAGCCCGTCGCAAATCGTTTAGTAGAAGTAAATACCAAAACGGGCTTCACCGCCGCGGTCAGCGACAAAACAGGCTTTAGCCTCACAGCCGGTAGCTACAGTGTCCTCGAAAGTGCAACGCAGCGAGGCACGGTCTCGTTAGTTGACGGCACTACCGATATGACAGCGACGGCCACTATCGCATCGGTGAGCCTCACCCAGAGCAAGGAGGGGTATCTGGGGTACGCCTATGGCAATGACACCAATGTGCCTGACGGACAGACCCTCGCGAGAATCGCGATCACCGGCACGACGACGTTGACGATGACGCGGCTGCGGTTCTACGACCCGCTGGGAACATGCACGGCTGGCTGGGTGATTCAGGAACTGTTCTGATGACGTGGCGGCATTTGTGCTGGTTTCGACTTGACGACGGACAGTGGCTTGGTGAGTGGAGGGGCCGACTACCGTCACCGCCGACACATCTACTAGCGCAAGTCGGTGATGCGCGAATGATTGGCTTAAATGCGTGGCTACAAGACGCGCAGCGCATGATCACACCTGAAGGATCGCCATACGAGACGAATGAACATTGCTGGGATTTGGCGGCGTGGGATGACTGTCCCAACGGGGGTGCGGTGTGCGTGGATGTGACCAAATTCCATTGGCCGATTGGCGATCAGCATTTCCACCGCTGGGATACCGTCAGTGCGGGAATCGAATCGGCGCAGATGCGGCAATACATTCAAGTGGACCGATCACGCCTAGAGATCGACGCAAATCAGAGTTCGTCCCGATTTGTTCGGCCAACAATGGAGAAGGCCATAATGGATATTACCGGCACCGCGTTGGAGCCTTTCCATGGGTCTATCCACGGTAAATTGACGCTAGAGAACGGTCGTTGGGTGTTGACCGGCGCACCAGCGCACGTCACAGAGGGCATTCAACGTGCGCTCGATGACGATGCGGTCGATATACAAGCGGCACTACTGCCGCACGCAGAGAAAGAGAAAGAGCTACTCGCATGAAAACACAAGCGCAAACCAAAACCAGCGATTATGTGTGCTACGCGACATGGGTCGGGATCGACGCCGACATGCCAGTTGAGCCTGATTCGAGCTATCTATTTATCGACACGACCAGCGTGTCACCGCCGGTGCAGGGTGGCGATGTCTATAACCCAGCGACGGACACATGGACGACACCCTGACGCACGGCAACACCGTTCGTGAACTCGTCTAGTGGCAGAAGGAACTGCGGCTGTCGGCACCTCGACTCGGGCACTATTTGATACCGCCCGATTAAACGAATTTAAACTTGACGCGCAAGGGTTTGGACTTCCCGCCTTAGCGGCGACAGGCATCAATGCAGCGACACATGGCACCGTCGGGCTCACCACCGCCGCATCCAGTGTCAGTGGCACAGGGCTAGGGACATTTAGTGCGACCGCCGCACTGACGGGCGCCGCTGCCAGTCTCGCAGGGACTGCTGTAGAGACCTTTAGTGCCTCTGGAGCCCTGACGACCTCGGCGGCGATCCTTGCCGGGACAGGCCTTGAAACCTTTAGTGCCACAGGCGCGCTCACAGGGGCCGCATCGTCGCTTGACATTATATCATCAACAGGGTATAATGCTGTTGTCGCACTTGACTCAAGTGCGTCTCTTGTAGCGGCAACGGGAACCACTACCGCAGCATCAAGACGGCAGCAAGGTGGACACAATGTTGTCGATCTTGCCGGATACACCAAGTTTGTCAACCGCGGCAACGCGATCCTTGAAGAACTTGGCCAACCACCAGCCGGAACGGGAGCCACAACCCCCGTTATCGATCCAGTCCCCACAGTAGCGACACCCGCGTTAGATTACCGAGACGTTCTCGCACAATCGATTGCGCGGGTCAAGCTGAAAACGGTGGTTGTGCCACCGTTACAGGTGAAGGGCAAACACTGGGCGCAAGGGCGCGTTGCGCAAACGACAGACCCGATCTGGCTAAGTGCAACCGGGACGAATCAGTTCGAATTTGATTTCTCCCTGGAGTCCGCTCCCAGCAGTGTTGCGATCACAGGCACAGTGGATATCTATTACAAGCAACGGCGTCAAGAAGACGCCATGCTAAAAGAATTTATTGTGAACGAACTCTACGGGGCACGCGTAGCCTAGCCGAGCCCCGGCGTAAGTCCAGGTCAGTGGCATCATCCTGACAGACTTTCCCCACCTTTCGATGATGTCCCTCCTTAGTGGCCGCGCAGCCAGAGGATGGGTTTCTAGCACGGCGTGTTCTTCGCCACTAGCTCGCGTTTTTGTATGTCTGATGTAATTAGCACTCCCGATTCGTTGCAACCCTCAACCATTGACTTCAACTCACTCCATGAGAAAGCAATGGAACATATGGCAGATCCGACAGCGGATACGGCGGAACCGCTCCAGGATGTTGCCACATCTGCACCCTCTGACCTCCCGGATTCGGCACTTGCAGGCACACCGACTGTAACCGGATCTCATGATCAAGTTGTAGATATTCCTGACGATGCGCTTGTGCGTGTCAAAATTGATGGCGTCGAAGAAACCGTCCCCTACGCGGAATACAAGGGCGGGATTCAACGAGAAGCTGCGTTTACAAGACGTATGCAAACGCTGTCCCAACAGCGTCAGGAAGCGGAACAGGTGTTTACGCAACGGGCTGCTGAACTCCAGCGACAGGCAGAAATGATTGCCTATGCGCAGGAGCAAATGCAAACCGCTGCTCGTCCAACAAAGGACGTGACATCGGAGAAACCATCTGATCCAAATGAGATTGCCACGCTCGGAGAAGTACAGCAATCACTCGCCGCGTTTCAGCAACAGCTCTCGACACAGCAAACTCAGCAGCAGCAGCAATTTATGTCGCAGTTGCAGAACGCTGGGCAAGAGCTGAAGAATGAACAGATTCAACAGGCTGATGCGCATCGATTTACGGCTGGACTTAATGCGACGTTGGAAAAGGATGATTATAAATTTCTGCGGGATGTTATTCCCTACGCAGAAGAATCTATTCGATACCAAGTTGCACAGCTTGACCCACAGTCTATTGACCAAGCCATTGACTACACAGAAACAGTGGCGAAGGAATGGTCTGATCGGGTACGGGCTACAAGTACGGATCACATCAAACGGCAAGAGGTCGCGAAGGCCCGTGCCAAAATGGGACCACCATCTGGTTCGCCTGTTCCCCCATCTGAGCAAACCAAACCCGGAAGTTTTATGCGGAAGGATGGCAAGCTTGATTGGAAGAGTTTGGAACAGCGAGCTGCTGCTTACCTTGACAACTAAGGTTGTCTATCGTGCGAACCGTGTTCGCGTGGAGTTTATAAATTATGGCATTTGATTATACTGCCGCAACCCCGATTCTAAAAGAGGTCTACCTACCCGCGTTGCAGGAGATGCTCAACAATGCGACCCCACTTCTCAAGGCGATTGAGAAAGATATTACCCCGGTCGAAGGTGGCAACTTTGTTGTCGCGGTGCACCGGACGCGAAACAACGCAGCGGCGATCGGAAAGTCCGAAGGCGCGACGTTGCCGACTGCCGGTCAGCAGGGCTTTGTGAGGGCGGTCGTTCCCGTGAAGCAGCTCTATTCGAGAATTAACGTCTCCGGCAAGGCGATTGCCGCGACGAAGTCCAACAAGGGCGCATTCTTGAAGGCGCTGGAAGCCGAAATGAAGTATGTCATGACGGATACCAAGCGTGGGATCAACCGTCAGCTCAACGGTGACGGCACGGGCGCGTTGGCCTACTGGACCGGCGCCGATAACGCGACGCCAGCGCCAGTGGATGACGGTCTTGGCAATGGCACCACACAGCTGCCCACGGGGGCACTGACGTGCGATCTCATTGACGCGTCGGATAACGCGACAGTCTTGGGTAATTCCATCGTAGTTACGCGTGGGGCGGTCTCCACGGCCACCACGTCCGTCACCTGGACAGGGACTGTCTCTGGCTCAGCAGATGGCGATTACTTGGTGCTGGAAGATACGCTTGGCAACGAGATGACCGGCCTCCAGGCCGTCATTAGTGCATCGAACCCAACCCTCTTGGCTGGGGGCTTGCACGGCTTGCCGGTGGCGACCTACCCCGATTGGAAGGCCGTCATTCTCGGAAGCGATGCGAGTAAGCAGGACTTGAGTTTCCCGCTGATTCAGCAGTTGGTGAGTCGAATCATCACCGAGTCGAACATCGACGAATCGGATTTGAAGATGTTCCATGTGCATCCGGCCATGCGCGACACGTATGTCAAGCTGTGCCAGGATGAGCGTGTCTTCTACAACGTCATGAAGCTGGACGGTGGCTGGGAAGCGGTGACCTACAACGGGAAGCCGATCGTAGCTGACGTGCAGTGCCGACGCAATGCGATCTTTGCGATTACCCCAAGCTCGCTGAGCTTGGCACAGATGGCGCCACTCGACTTTATGGATAAGGACGGGTCGGTCTTCTACCGCATCAGTGGTGGCGACGTGGACGCCTACGGCGCAACCGCGTTTGTTTATCAGGAACTGATGTGCAAGGCGCGGAACCAGAATGGTGCGCTGCTCGGTATCAACGAGGTCTGGAGCTAATCCTCCACTCTCTTCTGAAGGAAGGGGCTAACCCCCCCTTCCTTCATTCCTTCCTACAGGAGATTCCGAATGGCAAATGCAAAAGCACTCAAACTTCCTCGATCAGAACGAGGAGATTTTACCGCGGCAGCGGCAGCAACGACGCTCACCGCTGGCGATTCTGGCAAGACCTTCGCGTGGAATCACGCGACGGCGCTTCTCTTCACACTCCCGGCAGTGCAGAAATCACAGAAAGGTATTTTTTATCACTTTATTGTGAACATTGCCGCGACGAGTGGCACGGGGCATGGGGTCTCTCCAGCCTCCGTTGACAAAATTATTGCTCCAGGTGTCACGGCGACAGATGATAAAGACATCTACTTTGCGACCGCGGCAGATTACGTGGGTGATGGATTTACGTTGATCAGCGATGGCACAGATGGGTGGTATATCCAATCCCAGAATGGCACGATCGTACAGGAGTCGTAAGACTGAGGTGGGGTGGGCCGTAGGGTCCACTCCATTTTTTTCGAGGAGGGACACGCATGTATACCGTTCCGGCAGGATTTACGAAGCGTCTTGAACACGAGTTTCAAGGGAGAATACGCTTACGATGGAGTTCGGCGCAATCAGAATTTCAAGTTGAACAACGGGTTCGGCGTGGCGCACATGATGGGCCTATACGCAGCAGTAAAGACGATGCCGGGATTCGCCAACGCGATGGATACCTCTATTTATTTAGTATACGACCAGGGACAAAAATGCCGTGCCCGCGGTGTGCACAAGATTTATCCGTGCCGGTTGCGGAGATTCGAGAAATCTCGTGTGCGTCCTGCAAATTACACGGACGCGAACATCGCGTGATTGCGGGGTATTTCCCTCTCAATGACACGTTGATTGAGCATCTCAAAAAACTGGACCCTGAACGTGGAGCCTCACAACGGCTGAATGCACGGGTCTTAGCCAACAACTTGGCACACCAATCACGCTTGGGACAGTCAGTAGTAAACGACACATCAGACAAACTACGCGATGATTTTTCCCGCATTGCCGGAATTCCCCAGGTGGGGTATACCGGGAAAGAGTTTCGAGGCTAATCCATGTCAGCATTTATCAATCTTATTGGGCTCAATCATAAAAAGGCCTATGGCCGTGAACGATTGACTCCAAACAACTCAGTGGTGTCTCCCACAACGGCGACCATTGATAACGTGATTGCCGGAAGCGCGGTCATGACGAGTACGGATGGCGCCTCGCAGGGTCTTCCCCCGTATGGCGGGAAAGGGCTTTCCGCGCTCGTGTATTCCAGTGGAGCCATCTACCTCACGTTTGAAGGAACGACGCCGTCCGCGTCGGTTGGGACGCCCCTGGCCGCAGGGGACATCGTGTTGCTGGAAGGCTATGAGAACATCAAGAAATTGAAGATTTTCGCTGCCTCCTCGATTCCCGTCGAAATCACCTACTTCAAAGAGTAAGGTCCGATGCGGACCTTCAAGCAACTCCAAGACGCGGTCCTGCAATGGATGGCGGATGGCTCGGATACAGGATTACTCAGAGACCTCGTCTCAAATTCTATTAACGAGCAACACCAGCAGCTGCTCCATGAAGATCGCTATGACTTCATGTTGTGGCCCCGCACCGAGTCCCTCTCGGTGGTCTCTGGCCAATCGGCGTATGCGTTGCATCCCGAGTTTGACCAGCCCCTCTACTTTTTCAACCCCAATACAGAAGATTATCTCGAAGAGATCCCGGCCAAGTCATTACTTGAATCGGGAGCCGATTGGGATAATGCCACGCCGACGGAACCCATCAGATTTATGTTGGCAGGTATTTCCAAGCTCAAAAAGCAGCCAACAGCAACTGGAGTGGTGGCGATTGCCACAACTGGGGGCACGGAATCCGCGAGTAATCAAATCATCGTATCCGGTATTGATGGGAGCGGAGATTACGTCAACGAAACGGTGAGTTCTGGTGCGCCGTGGACGACGCTGACATCTTCAACATCGTTTGAGGTGGTATTAGATATTACAAAGATTGGCGCAAGCTGGGCTCGTCTTGTCACGGTGACCTCCGGGTCTGATACATTGCTGGCTTTGAATGCCGACGAATTTGGTCGGCAATATAGGATGATGGAAATTATTGGTACGCCAGCGGGGAGTAGCACCATCAAGTATCGCTTTTACCGGAAACCCCGTTACTTGGTGAAAGACAATGATATTCCAGATTTGCCTGAATCGCATGATGACATCCTGGTGCTCAAAGCATTAACGGCGATGCAGGGGTATAGTCGAGCGACGGACGATGAACAAGCCTATTGGCGTGCACGGTTATCAAAGTTAGACCAATCCCTCAAGATGACCTATCAGCAAGCACGATCTTTGGGAGGGCGCCCGACCTTTACGAGATTTATCCCGCGTGGCTGACAGCTATAAAGAATTTGTTGACTGGGCGTCAGGCGTTATTACGTCAACAGATGGGGATCAGATTCCTGAGAACGCGTTTTCAAAGGGCATCAATACCTCGTTTGTCAAATCAGGGTTAGGGCGCACGTCGATCGGCACGCGTCCTGGGCTCAATACCGTTAATACCACGGCCCTGACCTCGTCTCCCGCCATTCATTGGCAAGCCCCCTATTCCTACAATACCGGATCGGCCTACACCAATTACGTGGCGCTGTGTACCGCAGATGGCAAGCTGTATTACCGGCAGTCAAACGATACCCTCACCGCGGCGTTTGCTCCCCCCACCAATTTTCCCGCTCCAGCGAGTCTCTGTTTTAGCGCAGGCACATCGCCTGTGGATGGGACCGTCTTAGATAATCGCCTCTTCCTGGTGAACGACGCGAGTGAACGACGATCGCTGGTCAACCAAACGTATGTCCCGTGGGGGTTGAGCCCCATTGCCAGTTGGGTCACCGCAGAGAATACCGCCATTACTGGCGGAAACTCGATGCCTGCCGAAACCTATGATGTGACGGTGACCTCCTACAACAGTACATCTGGAGGAGAATCCTCATCCTCCACGCTGAAAACCGTCACCCTGGGCGGGGCCAATCGTCGTATTAGTGTCACCATTTCGCCCAGTACAGCAGAGACGGCGCAATATACACATTGGCGTATCTTCATTCGTCGGCAGACCACACAGTCGAAACTCTATAAAGTCTTGACCTTTGAAAATGTTGCAGGCGCGGATATTGTAACCGATGGGAACATTCCGATTGCCACGACAGCGGCATATCTTGATTTAAGTGCCGCCACGATTGCCGCACAAACAACGGTGGCACCGTCCACCTCAGAAAACGATCCTCCGGCAAGCACGATTACCCATGTGACGGCATTTGGGCGACGCTTAATCTGTGCAGATGGACGAAATATCTATTGGTCAAAACAAGACCAAGCAGATAACTTTGGCACGAATAATTTTGAGCCCATTGAAACCGGGGAAGGGGATAAAATCATAGGACTCCATCAGTATTCTGATGAGTTGCTAATGATCTTCCTCACGACGGGCACGTGGGGGCTCTACGGAAACGACCCACAAACGTGGACACTCAAACCCATCGACCTCACGATTGGCTGTGCGAGTCGGAATTCCATTGTCAGCATGCCGGGAAACATTGCGTGGTGGGACCGTGCGGTCGGACCGGTCGTCTATGACGGCACGGATATCAATCGCGTTGGGCAAATGCTTCTCGGCCTCTCAGCCGTGACCACCGAGTTGAATAGCACAAGAAGTGCCTTTATCTATGCGGGGCATGACCCCACGGCTGATCGTATTGTCTGGTCTGTATCGAGCCTGGGATCGTCCATCAACGATCGGATGATTGTCTTTAACTACGCGTTACGACGGTTTGAAGCGTCCTATTGGAGCACGATTGACGCGGCGTCGTTTGCCACAGCGGTCAATACAAGCTCGGAGACAAGTTTGTATCTGGGCGGCTATTACGGACAGTTATTCTACTTTAGTACCAGCTATAAAAATGACGGGGTGCCCTCAGGGACGCTGACGGGAGAATTCATTCCTGTGGCTACGTCTATTACCGAAATTGCTGGAACGGGATTTTATACCACAGGATCGGGATTAGCGAATCGCTATGTGGTTATTGTAGATGGAGATTATCTTCCTGTTGATCGCGTGCGCATTACCAGCAATACCGCGAGTGCCTTGACGCTCGCGACAGCCGTCACCCCGTTAGTCTTAAGCACAACGTATACCTATTACATTGGTAGCCCGGACTTTCGTTTCTATGGGCGATGGATGGACTTCGATCAACCCTTTCTTCGTAAACGCTTTGACCGCTTGTATTATCACTTCAGCGCGCCCTTCGGCATTGCCGATGCCTATGTGTCCACCCAATTAGAATTTGATGAAGATGTCTCCACACCAGTCACAAATAGTGTCCTGGGAGAATCCTTGTGGGATACCGCAGACTGGGATGCGGCGACATGGACGGGATCAGCGAGTCTCAAACAACGGCTCTCTGTTGGTCGAAGTGGAACCGCATTGCGTCCAGTCATTTTCGTCTACACCCCTGGCCGTGAATTAATAGTACAAAAGTTGGCCATCATGGCACGCATGTTGGGCGATCGTTATTATGCCTAAACACGACATCACGATTCTGCTTCGTGATGCCGCCCTGCGGCGATCCCTCCCCTATAAACGCTATGAATATGTCGATGTTACCTTTGCCGTGGCTGCCGGAGATCATGTTATTCCGTATACCATTTTGAATCCAAATGATTTGAATGCGGTTCGATGGCTTGACATTACCCCAGGAACTGTGTATAATGCTGGTACGGAGACTGTGGCACATCTGTACCAGTCTAATGACCCCGCCACCCTGGCCTGGGGTACTGGCTATATCGTTCTTCGGTCTACGGTAGCCAATTATTCCACCCGATTGCTTCTTTTCCTTGAGCGCACTTAAATGGCCCTAACTGTCCCATTTACCTTTAGTGCAGGCACGGATATTCTGTCTGCGCAGGTCAATTCAAATTTCGCCCAAGTCCTAAATGGCGTGGACAAACGTGGTGACGCGCTGACAGGCAATCTGACTGCTTCAGCGGGCGTCACGGTTGATGGTGTTGATATCAGCGCCGTCGTAGGAGCAGGGGGAACTCTGCTCGCCGTCAATGGGGCTGCGGTGACTGCATTAAACGGCACGGCTGTAGCCTCTGGGACGGTCGCTGTCGCTCGACTGGGCAGCGGAAGCCCAGGCAGTGGAAACTATCTCCGTGGTGATGGAGCCTGGACCGCGATTCCAGATACCATCACTTTTGTTGCCAGCGGCAGTGGCACGATCGCAGTCACGGCCAGTAATGGCGTCACGCAATTCATTAATTGCACCGGCACCAGCACCGTAAACCTGTTTGCGGCAAGCGGAAAAACCGGCTATACCGTGCATGTCAAACTCACATCGGCGAGCGCCACGGTGACCATCGATGGGAATGCCTCCGAAACGATTGATGGTGCCACGACACAGGCTTTTTCGCAACGTTATCAAACACTCAGTATGGTCTGCGACGGCAGCAACTGGCACATCATTTAAGAGCCTTATATGAGTTACGCCCCAAGTACGATTCGGTCAGTTCAATATTCATCCGGTTCAGTAGCGGTTGCTGATGGGTTTGAAGGCACCAAAACAGTGACGTTTGGGACTACCCTCACGGATGCTGGCAAAGCCATCATGATCCAGACGCGATTTGGCGGCAACACAAATGGTATGGAAGAAACAAATGAATTTAGTTTGGATGCAGGCTGGACCATTACCAATACAACCACAGCCTCAATCGTAGTTTCAACAAATCAAGACAATGGCGCAGGAAGTATCAAATATAGCTTTTATGTCTTGGAGTATTACTAATGCACACCCTCTACTCCATAGAACTCGATGACGCCGACGACGTGAACAAGGCATGCCGGTATCGATCAAATACGCCCCCGCAACTCCCAAGCGGCTATGTCGAAGTGGATGAAGACACATGGTATACCGCGCAAGCAGGAGCACATAAAAATGCAGATGGTTCGTTTACTTATCCACCAGATTCTGAATAGTTATGGAAATGTTATTGCTTGTGGCTATTGGGGTGCCAGCCGTGTCCGTCGTGATCTGGCTCGTGCGCTTAGAAGGGCGCGTGAACGTGCACGAAGCGGTCTGTTCCGAACGTTATCGTCGATTAGATGAACGGCTGGAACAAAATGCGGACAAGTTACATTCTATAGACGAAAAACTCGATCGTTTGATTGCTGGATAACGTGAATATCTTTCGGATCTATAAAATCTATAAAAAAGCAAGTAAATTGCTGGCACTCTTTACAGCGGCATCTGCATCATACGAAAGGGCTGATAACGTGATCACAAAAAGTTTATTTCTCAGTAAGACCTTCTGGTTTAACGTCGTGACGGTATGTATTGAATTGAGTGGCGTACTTCCGATCCCAGCTGGGATTACGAGCATGATTGTGGGCATCGGGAATATTGCCTTGCGCACAATTACCAATCAAGCGATCCACGTTGTGTCTGAGTAACGCGTGGACTTGCGACTGGAACGTGAACCAACGATTCAGAATCGCACGTTTGGTCGACTGTACATCAATGAACGGTTTCATTGTTTTACGCTAGAAGATGCGATGCGACCTGTCAAGATTAAGCACGAGACAGCCATTCCCTATGGGCGGTATCTGGTGGAAGTGACCCATTCACCACGATTCAAACGACGCTTACCCATCTTACGAAAAGTCCCGAATTTTACGGGCATTCGCATCCACTCCGGCAACACCATTGCCGATACCAGTGGGTGCATTCTTCCAGGATTCGGACGCACAGCAACCGGGGTCTCGCAATCCCGTCTCGCGTTTATCCCCTTACTCGCCGCCCTTGAAGAGGCACGCGGCCCACATTGGATTACAATATGCCCCCAGGACTCCAAGCCAACAATCTCTCCCCAATGGGTTTTGGACAACCCAATATGTCTCGTGCCGCCGACGCAGCCGGTGGACCCGGATACGGAATGATTGCACGTCCGGTGGCCCCTGGGCAGGAACCGGTGCCACAAGCGCCTCCAGGCGGCGCCGGGAAACCCAAAAAGAAAGCGCCAAAGGGTCCGTCGGCAATGGGCGTTCCCCCACTCTACATCTCTCCGATGGGGCAGGCGGCGAAAAATGCCCCGCCACCACCCCCTCCAAAAAATTTCCCCTCGCAGGTGCAGTATAACCATATTCAGAATGCCATTCTCGATCCTGGACCGCCACGTCCACCGATGATGGCCCCCCCACCGCCAGGGCCCCCGCCCATGATGGCTGGACCGCCGATGGGGCCCCCACCGATGGGGCCCCCTCCAGGGCCTCCTCCCATGGGATTACCGCCTGATCCGATGATGGCCGGAATGGCACCACCACCACCACCCCTGCCCCCCATGGGCCCCATGCCATCGACGGAGATGATGCCCGGACCTATGGGCGCTCCGGGTGGTAATGACCCTGCCTCCGCCATTGCGTGGATGCAACAGCAACTAGGAGGAAACGTCTAATGTCACAAAGATACGACCCACGTACTGACGGATTAGGTCCGTATGGCCGACCGCAGGGCGACCCGAACTACGGACAGTATTTGTCGAGAACCGACCAAGCACGGGAAATGTACGAACGCGCCATACGAGCGGAGAATCGCGCCAAGGGCCAGGGTGACCCCAACTTTGCCTACGAAGCTACACCGCCGCTCTTCAACGGTCCTATCTACGATGGCGGGCCATTCGACCCCAACACTGGACCCAGGCAAGACTTGCCATCGCCCGGATCACCTCCTCTCAACGAAGACGGGATCTATGGTGGTCCGAATCCGTATATTTTTTATTCCGGTTTGGGAGCTGGGGGCGGCACAAACCGTGGGCTCGTTGACGAGACTCCCGTAGGCGGCGGGCAAATCACTCCTGAGCAGAAGAAGGCGATAAAAGCTCAATATTCGCAGTATGAAGCGCTCCGTGGGCAGGCCGAGCAGCAGAGACAAGCATCTTTTGCAAATCTTCAGGGAGCAGCCCTTGGGAATGCTGGGACGATTGCTCCGTTCTCTCAGGGAGCAGCCCTTGGGAATGCTGCGTATCAGACGCCCATCCCGCAACAGCAGCCCCAGTATGATTGGGTTGGCCCCGCAATGGGCGCTGCTGCATCCACCGCACAAGGCACGAGAAAAAAGAAAGCGCCGAAGCGCGGGAAAAAGAATATTCAGCCACGGAATCAGGTCCAATCGGCCATCTTAGGCGGGGCCAGTCGGCTCTTTGGGAGATAATTTCATGCCCACTGATGGATTTCAAGACGCGGAAAATGATGAGGGGTATTGGGCGTCTCTTGGCAAATCTGGCGACCGCGCACTCTTTGATAACACGGTACAGAATCAGTATCAAACACAGCTGAATCGTGGTGCCGACCAAGCAGAACTTGACGACTGGTATAACCAGGGCGGCGAGCTGGGACACTGGGGAAATCTCCGAACAAACTTACAAGGACGTGCCACGAATACGCCCGGTGGCGCTCCTGAAGTTGGGGGTGGGGATGGTGGCGACGGTGGTGGCAACGGAGAGGCTGGCGGAGAGGGTGGCGGAGAGACTGCTAACGGTGCCTATCCAGGCTACCCCACACCCGAACGCTCGCAATTCTCGACGCCAGAACGGCCTTCGGCATATTACTCCAGCTATCAACCCCAGTATGCCGAACAGTTTACCGGTGTAGGCGAAGATCAGCGCAATCGGTTGATGAACGCCATTTTGGCGAAGCCTGAAACGATGGGCCAAGTTCAGCAGGACCAGCTCTTTGAGCAGCAGAAGGAACTCTTAAACGCCCAACGTGCACAGCAGGGTGCACAACTTGATCAAAATTTGTTGCGTGGCGGGATGAGTGGCCTCGGGGGACGTGCGCGACAAGGGCTACAAAATAATAATAACGACTTCAATAGTCAACTTCTTGCGGGGCGACGTGATATTGCGGTTCAGGCGGCGCAGCAAAATCGTGCTGACACCACTGCCGCGTTGCAAATGCAAGAAGCTATTGCCCAAGGCGACTCAGGTCGGATGATGGCAATCTTTAGTGCCAATAATCAAGTACGCGCACAGAACGAAAATTTCTTGCGGCAAGCCGCCTCCTTAACGCAGTCCGGGACGTTAGGCTGGAACGCGCAAAATCTAGCCGCCGAACAAGCACGTCATAACGAAAACTTATCATATTATCAATTCCTGGAGAAGCAACGAGCAACGATCAATCAGGAATTCTTAAATCGAACTCGTCAACAAGCAGGGACGTATTAAACCATGGGGATAAAGGGTCAAGTAAAAGAATTTACGACGGACTGGACTGGCGAAGACTGGGCCGCGGCGACTAAAGCCGCATCTCAGCTCGTTGGTGGCGTCAGCGGTATGTTTGGGGGCGCCGCCCAACGCGAGGGCGATGCCGCGAGAGCACAGCAGAACGAGGAGAACGCCCTCTATCTCCGGAAGGTGCAAGACTACAATCGCCAAGCAAGTGCGCGGGCGAATTCGTTTAACTTCACCGGGGATCTTGCGCAGAACCAGGATATGCGCGCCACGGGATTGCTGGGCGCAATGCCCTTGGGGCAAGAGCAACGCTTTGTCCAGCAGCAAAAATTATTGGGAACCACGGGCGCAAACTATGCGAACGCGCCGTTACCCACGGCGTATGGCGGCGTAATCAATCCTCTCGCAGGACTCGACCTCACCCCCTATGGAGACATGGCCACGTCCACGTCTATTGGGGAACGACGGAAAGCCCTCGCGAATGTCGATCCGAATTTACAGTTTAACGCCATGAGTAACTATGGCCTTGGCGCAGGTGCAGCAGAGGCCGATCGGCAAGTCGCGGAGTTCGCACGATCTCGTGCGGCGGCTCGCACGGCACGCGAAGCATCCATGTCGGCGATGCTCGCGCAGCAAATGGATGCCGCGACGGCGTTGTCGCTACAACCCCCTCCCCCCGACCCGGCGGTTGAAGAGCAAAAAGGCACTCCCTGGTGGAGAAAGGCTATCAAAATAGCCTCCATCGCCGCCCCGTTTGCGTTAGCTCCCTTTACGGGTGGTTTATCCCTCGCTGCGCAAGGCGCGATTGGAGCTGGCTTGGGAGTCCTCGGAAGCGCAGCCTCCGGGGGATCGAAACGGGATCATATCATGTCTGCCATACTCGGAGGAATCCCAGCGGGGGGCTTTGCCGGGGGTGCCAAAAATGTCGCAGGAAAAGTCGCTGGAGAATCTGCCATGTCGGCCATTCAGCGGAGCATTCTGAATCCCAGAGCACTTGCCTCTATTGCCTCTGGGGGATTTAGCGGAGACGTGGGCAGTGCGCTGCGAGCAGGCTCACAGTTCCTGCCTGGGAACGCAGGCTACCAGGGCGCTCCGGCGCCTACACCCTCCGGGCAAATCTTTGGTGATCCCACACAACCTTTTCACCCAAACTTCTCCCCTGGGACAATGGAGGGCAACCTCGCGAAGTTCTTGCCCAACCAAATAACGTCCGGGCCTTTTAGCCCTAGCGCGCAAGCCGCACGATACCAAGCCTTCACCCCCGCACAAATACAAGCCGTGGGGAGAGGGGAAGCCCCCACCGCACCAGTAGTGCAAGGGCCCGCAGCAGAAGTAGTGGCAGAGACCCCCGCAACAGCAGTGCAACAGGCTGTTCGGCCCCCGGCGACGCCCAACCGTATTATCGCGAACTACGACCTCCCTCCAAATCAGCAGCGGATCTATGACCAAGCCCCCGCCAATAACCCGGCCTTCGGCTCGCCGCCTGGATCTCAGGAATGGCTCAGTATGACACGGCCAGACATCGCGCAACTCGGGCAGGGGGTTGTGCCGAGAACATTTGGACACATAGGCGACTTTTATCAACAGAAAGCCCAGGATCAAGCATCGGGAGCGGAAACCAGCCGACTTCAGCAATTTACGCCGGAAGACAATGCGCGCATTGGAAAATCCCTTCAGGTCGCTGGCGTGATAGCAGGCGCTGGAGCGGCAGCTGGTGTCACAGGAGCCTCTCTTCTCCACTTCACACCAGCCATGATAGCCGCAGCCAGAAATCTGACAACCCGTCGACTCGGGCAACCCGCTACAACTGGTCCTCTTGATTTGTCCCGTGGATTAGGCGAAGAAGGTCTGCGTATAGGTAAAGAAACTTTTCTGAAAGAATTCACCCAGAAGATTCTTCCACGATTTGCCGAATATCAGAAGATGTCTCAATCTGAGCTTAGTAAATTTATGTTGCAGTATTCGAATCGGCATAAATACGAGGAAGTAATGGAGATGATCCAGAAAGCGAGTTCGATGGGATGGCTGTAAATTACTTTAACAAACGTTATGATCTCGCGGGAATAAAGGATTAGTTATGGCATGGTACGACTACGTCGGTGGCGCAGCGCAGGGAATTGGCAGTGTTGCGGATGCCGTAACCGGAAGAATTCGACAGCGGCGTGCCGACAAATTTGAAGATGCCTCTGAGAACCGCCTGGAGGCGCAACTCGGGTTCTTACAAAACCAAGAGAGTCGGTTGGCAGCCGGAGAAGACGATCGGATTCTCGATCGCAGACGAGTGGATCGGGATAGATACCTGAGTAACTTGGCGTATGCGGAGGGTGGCCCCACAGGCTCTATTAATCTATCCCGTGAAGACGCTGCGCAGCTGAAATCACTGAGTTCCGGGCTCGAAGACTGGAACGAGGGCAGACTCACGCCAAGTCTTGACGATCCGACACAAATCTCTTACAAGTTTTCCCCATCGGAACTTGCCACACGGGAAACAGGTTGGCAGTCGCAGCAGCTACAAGCCCGAAGGAAGGCGTTCGATGATACGTATTACGGGTGGCAAGAGGCTGGCCTCCCGATGCCCACCATTAGCGATTCGGATCTATTCTTCAGGGAAGCAGCGGGAGTTGGCCTCACACCAGAAGAGGCATTGAACCAATTGCCCGAAGATCTACGGAATGATGTTGTAGAAGCCAGAGCCTTGGCAGAGGCGGCCCCAGAAACGCAAAGAGCGGTGATGAAGGACAAAGTGTCACGAGCC